GAGTATCCATTTTCGGTCAATTCTATATATTTATCTTTTCCAATTGACAATATTTTGATATTACTGTCAATTATATTCAATTTATAATCCATATCTTCAAATATTACGTGTTTTCCATATTCATAACTCAAATATCTACATACAAAAATGTCAGATAAAATTTCATTTCCTACAACAAAATAACTTCTTGGTAATTTGATACTCAATGGTTTTTCCAATTTTGGGTGGGTATATTCTATGCTTATAAAACTCGTATTTGATACAACTATATCTACTGGAACATACTCTTTTAAAAAATAACTATAATCTATAGCAATTACGTCCATTTGAATAACAATTTCACTCTTGTCTTGAAATGATTCCATCAAAACTGGTTTATCAAATAACCAAGTCGATATAATAGATAAAATTGATGTAAAGCATATAGGAATTTCGACTTCATTCGTAATTACAGGGATTTGTTTACTGATATAGTATCCGCCAATTTTACAGGTTAAATGTAAATTTTTGTATACTTTTGTGGTTTGTGTATGTAGTCCTAATGTGGAATACGACACCGAACTGTAATCACCATTTGGTTCGAATGACTTTTGATAATAACAATATGAAATTAAAAATTGTATAAACTTGAATGATGACGTAGAACATACGAAATTTTTGATTGAATAATATAGGTCGACTATTTGTATCAAAAACATTTTATATTTTATTGATACAAATATTGTTTATACCGTTTTAGATGTCAAGGGATATTGTGTTTTTCTCAGACGTCTTTCTACGACTACTTTTCTTTGGGGGTTTGTTTGACATCAATTCTTTCATCGACGAAATACTTATCATAGAATCATTCTCATCTATTGTTGGTTGGACTACATCTTGAGTTTTTAAACCAGAAAATAATTTATTTATATCCATATTTTGCGGACCTTTCATTTCTGGACGTTTTACATCCCCATAACTATTCATCACTACACCATCTTCACGAAACATTGTAGAACCACCACGTCCAGCATTTATATCTGGTCTTTGAGAAAATTGCATGTTATTTAGAGGAGGACGCTGTGATGGCGGTTGTAGTTTTGTTTCTACAGGAGGTGGAGGACTTCCATAAGTCGTATTCATATTATCATCTTTACTCATCATCTGGGATGCAAAATTAAACCCTGGACTCTGTTGACTCATAGATTGTACTGTTGCCTTCGTAAACATCTTCATTATGTCAGGATTTTGTTTTATCACATCATTGAATCCTGGTGTCGCCTGTGACAATACTTTATTTGTAAAGTTCACTGCTGATGCTGAAAACCCTAAACGAAGTAGTAATGCCAATTCTGGTGACATCTTTCCACCCTTATATTTTACATACAGTTCAGAGAATATTTCTTCATAGGCGTCTAAATCCTCATTGACTGATTCCCCCCAACCATCTAAATTCAAGTCGAAAGGGTCGAATGCTGCATTCGCATATTCTATAGTGTTTACAAAAGTCATAAACCACCAACCCTGAACCTTTACACTATCTTTTTTACGTTTATCTTCTAAAGCACATTCATATTCATCTTCTATTTCTTCGAATGACGACTCAAGAGTATAATGAGTTGATTTTATCAATCCCTTATCCGCCCATTCTTCCAACCTCTTTATCATCATTCTCTTTTTACGTCTCTTTTCACGGTCGGACAATTTACTCATATTTTCAGTTGGTGAATCTCCTAATTTCGAAAATCCATCAAATGTGTTTGATGCATTTCCTACACTATGTGCTGTTGCATTTCCTAAATTTGAATCACCGAATGATATATCGTCATTCGCATCATTCGCATCATTTGTCGAACCAAAATTGAAAAAACTCGAACTTTTTGTATTTGAACTTCTACTACTTGGAATGTCATTTAGATCATTCAGTTCATCTTCTAAACGGTCTAACTCACCTAAATCTATATTGATGTTTGACGATTGTGATTTCTTTTTATCATTCATTAGAAATTCCACACCACTCCCAAAATTAACGGTCTTTCTTGAATTGCCATCATTATCGAAATCATCAAATCCATTTAGTTCTTGCATATTATGATAAATATATATCTTTATTTCTTTATACTCACGAATCAATCGAATATATATTTGTATCATTTTTTACTAATTTCATAGTTCTCATCAAGAATTATTTTGTCAAGTTTTTTTAAATACCAAATACCCTGCAGAAAACTATCACATAAATCGTCCTTCTTTTTTGATACAAGTGAATCACTCCAAGAACCACCCTCATTCGAGCAATTTATCAATGTATTTTTATTAAGTATCTCCTTCGTATAATAAACAGCATCTGTTTTATGCTTCTTATAATTATTCACGTTTTCTGCGTTATTGTCTTTTGGAAAAGATTTCAATTTATTAGCTGATGATACAAATTCTATATGAATTTTATCCCCAAATCTCATTATAAAATATTGAGCCAACATTCCTTGTATCGTTTTCATTCTATTTGCAAGTGTAGAAATTTGATTTTCTATTATAATATGTGTTACATCTTTCAATCCCATTGACCTATCCAATATTTTTGTCATATTTCGACCAAGTTCTATCAAATTTATATGTTGAGTTTTTACAGCAATTACGTCCTCTATTTTTTTTAAAAGTTTTGTATCGAAAAATAAATCTAATTTTTCTAAAAAATCCTTCCTATTTATTTTTTTACCGTGTGTTGTTGACAAATCAGGTATAGAGAATTCTTCTGCGATTTTTTCTAATTCTGTTAAATTATTTTTTTTCAAATTGGTTGATGACAGACGTTTTTCCGGCACAAGAAATTCTGTTGAAACCTTCGCGTGTTTCTCACAATAAAATATGCCATTTTTTACATACTTTGCCTTCTTTTTACATAATGATGTTTTATTTTTACAACTACAAGTTTCAATCACCTTTTCTCCTTCACATTCATCATTTTTAGAGATGTCTATCACACGCCAATCTATGATTTTTATTTCTGTATCTACACTAATGATACAGTAAGCCATATTCTTTATTCCTACATCGAATGACATAACATTTACTGGTTCTGTCATTTAGTTAATTATGTGTCTTTATTTCTATATTTATTTACTGACTTATTCTTATCATGAGATTATGAAAACTGTTATGCATTACTATTATGAAATTGAATATTCGTGATAATATTTTCGCAACCGTTGTTTCTACACAAAAGATGTAATGAAAAAATATTCCAAGAGCAAATAATGAAATTGAAGTCCATAAAAATGTATATTTTGTGTACATACTAATCGTGTAAGCTGCTAAAATAGTGAATACTACATCGACCACAGCTATATCAAATAATCTATAACTATGAACTCCACTACTCGGAGCCCCGAATACATTTTTATACGGGCAAAGTTTCATATTTGTATACATAACCATTACATTAGTTCTTGAATAAAACAGGGACAACTTTCTTTGCGTTCAATTGTTCCCTACTCAAATAAAACTCTTTTAGATCTGACATTTGGTGTGGCTTAGAACTATCGTTCAATGAATCAAATGTGTATGGAAGTATCAATTTATCTTTATTTGAATTATTCGTTACGCTATTAGGAATCATATATCCTGTATCATTCGAGGACTCTCTATAGTTATACTCCATTATGGTATTTGCGTTCTTAATCATATATTGCCTATATTTCCAATTTGATGTAATTCCATTATCTGTTATGAATTTTTTATTCAAAATCGCAATATTTTGTGAGTTAGAAACAATAGACCGTCCATCACTCATTAAAGGTGGAAAATCCCTATATTTATTATTCGCTCCGTATCCTAACGACGACCTTGGTATACTTATCGTTGGCGATGAGAAAAAATAATCCATTGATACAATTACATAATATTTTTATTATTTTGTTTTTCTTCGTTATGCAAGTAAATGTAAAAGTTCCTTCTTTTTCATTTTTGAAGGATCTGCTGATAATCCCTTTGATATAGCAATACTTTTTAGTGATTGGACGTTCAGTTTTCGATAATCGTCCACGTTACTGTCTAGCACAATATCATCTATATCTTCATTAGAAACATCTACTTCAGAAATATCTGGAATTATTGATTCTTCAGTATCAAGTATTGTAACGTCATCTATTTTTGTTTCAATCATATCAACATCTCCATCTGAATCATAATCTGTGCCTTCGTAATTATCTGGACTATGTTCTATTTTTGATACAATAATATCAATATCTCCCGACAACTCATCGTGTCCTTCTTTTGTTACAACAACATCTGTTGTCGGCACTTCTACATCACTATTGAGTTTGACAATTTTTATCTCAATCGCATCTGTATTCTTGACTGATTCTTCTTCATCACTATCATCTGAACCTTCGTCATAACTCTCATCAACCGAACTTTCATCCTCTGAATCTTCCTCGTCACTTTCTTCATCACTTCCTTCTCCTTCCGATACAAAAACCCTCTTGTCATCGAGTTCTGTAATATATTCATTACACTCATTTAAATCATAAATAGGTTCAACCTTAATATTAACTTTCTTAATTTCTTGTTCATTAATTCCCGTCTTCTTTATGTATTGCAACTCACCTACAATATTATTTATTATTTCCAATGTTGTATCGTGTTTCTCCTCAAGCGTCAATAATCTCATCTTGAAATGAAATACAAGTAATAGAACAAGTAGAAACGTTATTGCTAAACTTATGAAGAAAAAAGTTTCTATTATTCGGAATACTGAACTCATATTTTGTTTGTTATAAAATACAAATAAAATATTTGACATTTATCTACGAATTCAGTTTACACCGAATACACAACAATCAAACGTCTAATTACTATCATTTTGTGCAAATGCTTCATTACTCACATAGTTATACAATGGAATTGACGGGTCGTATTGTAAAACTACAACTTTTCCAGGGACATCACTTGCTGATGATAAAGTTGGTAGAAATTCGTCTTGGGGACAAGGAATCGGGATTCCATTTTTTTTTATTAATAATTCTCTTTCCACAATTGATGCCTGTGAACCATTTTTAGTATTACCATTCACCAACATAGACCATTGTTGTTTTTTTGTCAAATTATTAGTTTTTGTATTTGTTGCATTATTATCGTGTTTTAATATTTCCACCTTGCGTCTCATATCTAATTGGAAACGCGTATATATTGGATATGGTGAAATAGGAGTAATTCTATCCAAAGGGATATTTAATTTTGCTTTTTCTCTCCTTGTAATCATATTCTTTTCACATACTTTACGTTCTGCTTCTTGTAACAATAAGACATCTCTACCTTTTGTAAATGACATACCTCCTATACTATATTGTGTATCTATTATTGTTGAGATGTGTACCACGCATTAGACAAGAAATATGGCATTATTGAGTTTGTTGCCGAATTTAATCTACTCGACTTTAGATCAGGACCACTTATAACAATTGAGTTTATTTCTACAGCCGATAATGAATGACTGAAATATTGTAAATTTGATAATTGTCCATCAAATCCTCCATTTTGGCAAACATTAATATCATTGTAATTCTGTTTTGGTACAAATTTCATTACATGTCGACTTGCTATTGTTCCATTTACATAAACATCTAATACCTTATTCTCGATACGAATGGCGACATGAAACCATTTATTAAAGGGGACTCCATCTACATTAACTTCCGATGGCCCACCATTTGGATTTACCGTGTCCATAATAACTTGTAATGTATTTTGATTATTTGTCAACGAATTTAAGTATAAACCAGGACCATTATTTACAAGTGAAATTCCCGTTCCAGCGTCATTATTATAATAGGAATCACCCTTATTAAAAATATTCTTGTATTTTTTATCTGATGTATTGTTTGTTAGAAGTAACCAGATGGACCACGTAAACTCAATTCCGGTTTCTTCATTATTTGAACGAATTATTGATACTGAATTTGCGTCTTTCGGGTTTTGAGATATCACAAGAGGGTTTTTACCGTCTAATGTTCCCTTTACAATATATGGATTATTCGGCGGATTCATAAAATACCCGACTATGTTTATTCCTAAATTCAATATAAAAATAAACACTATTAAAACCAGTATCAAAAACGCAAACTTAGCAACTATACTATTAGATCTAATATATTCATTACTGGCATTCACCAACGACCCATCAGGAATTGGATTAGAAATTGTATTCACAGCATTGTTATATACAGAAGTTCCAGCATCAGCAATAGAATTTTTTATACTTCCTACATTATTTGAAATACTGCTTATTCCATTAGACACGCTATTTGAGATACTATTTTTTATAGAATCAGTCATTGTATAATATTATGTTATATTATTATACAATGTTAGACAACACACGAATTAGAATAAAGTATATGTCCCTGTTTTTACATTGTCTTTTAGCACGTTGATATTGACACCATAAGATGACATCATTTTATAGAATGCATTACTGCTTCCATTTCCTTTGAGATATTCATTCCAAACTTCCGATAGTGATAAAGGACTTCCCCATTTCAAGAACTTAGCAACCACTATATCGTTGAATGTTGCCGGATTTCCACCAAGATATATATTCGCATCTGTCGCATCACTCTGTATTCCATCTAATTTTGCCGATTTTATCATTTTTCCATCTATGTACAAATCAGCAAAACTATTGTCAACACTTACTGTTACATAAACCCACTTTTGTAGTGGAAAATTTTCGGTTATACAAATTGTGGTAGGTTTAACATTTCCTTTCATATAAAAATCGACATTCATCGCTGGTCTCATCGAATCTAAATATAAAACGACCTTTCCAGGCATAGAATAAATTGTTTTTATTTTATTTGTATCCCACGAATTTACATAAACCCATATACCAAGAGCATATCTTGTCGAAGACGAAAGATTTGAAACTGATATAGCAGAATTACCTGTTTTCAAAGATGTCATAGTCACTAATTTCGTTGAACCATTCCCGCTGTAATATTTCAATAACACATATAACAATGAAATTACTAAAATTCCAAGAACTATCACTATTGTTTTCATTTTGTATACATACATAAGATATTACAAATTTATAGTATTGATCCCAAATCTATATTTTGCTAAAATCTGGTATGCACTAAGGGGGTCTACATGATAAGTTATATTTGCGAGAGCTCCACTTAAAATAGAGTCATTATGACCTATTGATATTGTGTCACTTAAATAATGGACTGGTACACTATTTGTTAAATTCATTGTTTTATATAAAAGTCCATTTAAAAATATGTCCACAATAGTGCCGTTATAATTAAAAACAACATGATTCCATTTCTGGTTTTCAATTGGAATATCCATTTTTGTTCCGTTGCTTACAGTAACATTTAAAACGTTTTTACCGCTATTATATGTCATTTTTGGTTTTGGATTATTATTATCGCCATATAATAATATAGGAAATTCGATATTAGAGACCTCTGGTTGGTTTATTTGTATCCATAATGATAATGCATACGACAATGGTTTTGTTTTAGATATTGAATCTAATAAATCCGTGGTGCTACGTTCTGTCTGTCCTCGCAATTCGACGATATTTGCTAGATTGATTTCTTTTTTTGTGTCTAAAAAAAATTTACCATTATGTATCATTACTTCATTATTTATCATTTTGGAATCTAATATCCATTTTATAATAAAATATAAAATCAGAAAAATAAACTCCATAAAAATTAGAAAATATGCTAATGAAGGGGCAGTCACGAAATCTTGTTTTATACTTAAAATAAAATCATTCAATAAACAAGGTATGAAAAACAGGAATGACAATAAAAATTTCGGTGTTCCTCCTACCCTCATTATATTGGTTATAAAAACTTTATGAATTATGGCTAAACCAAATATTAGTATACAAAATGACAAAATAGTTGAAACGTAACTTAGTAATAACAATGAATTATTGTCTAATTTACTGTAGATAAATAACAGAGTGCTGTAAACTACCACAAAAAATAGTAATGCAGGAACGATGAAAATATTAAACGTGTCACTGAATAAACCTCCTTTCTTAAACGCAAATAAAAATATGAATAAAACCGGAACTACAGCCGTAAATAAATATAGGTATGTTGTGGTTGTCAATGCTGTATAATCATTCGAACAATAGTGCAATGTTAATCCTACTATTATTATTGTAAGTATCAATAATATTGGTTTATTGACTTCTTTCATATTATATTACAATTACATTATAGATTTTCAATAGTTGTTTTATCCCCATGACACCCCCTACACAATGCTACTAAATTATCTATATGATTGCTTCCACCATGCTCTAACCTCACTACATGATCTACCTCAAATGATGCTTTTAGTTGTTCCTTACATTCACCACATCTCCAATTTTGCCTCGACGCTACAAATTTCTTTTTTGTTTCTGATACTGAACGTTTTGTTTTAACAACACCACCATTTTGAGATACAACATTGCCAGAATCTATATGAATTTCATTGTGAGGAATATGGTTTTTTGTTGTGAAATTTATGATGGGTGAAATCATATCAGAAGCACTTTTATCTATTGGTAAATATTTTATATAGTCATTTGATGCAATTAATATTTCTCTTGTTTTTTGAGGATTCTTTTTTACTAAATAATAAATGAATAATGTTCCTAATGCTACACCCATCATCTGATAGTATTTTTTGAATGACAACGCTTTTTTTAATATATTCCCATCTGTGTAAATATTCGCTATAACGAATGACGAAATCACAAATAGTATTATTTCAATTCGCATTATACATTTTTGATACATATTTTATTCTTGAACAACTATGATACATAATCCAATAAATATTAAACCCGCAAATACAAGTTGTTTTTTCGTTTTATTACTAATATTAAAATAATAATCGTGTGTTTGAATATCGCACACATTATCACGATTAAATCTATCTAAACTCTCATACAACGATATTTCCTCTTTTCCCAGTAGATTATTTACTTTGTTATGAATAAAATGAACCCATCTCATAAATGAATCACGACTACACAAATATGGTGAAACAGGATATTTATCAAGAAAAACACTAAAATTATCACCCATTTCAACATCAGGAATAAATAACGGAATATTTTGTATCAAATCATAATACTTTCGTTTTGTTATTGGATTAGGACTATCGGGATAATTGTATGCGATACAATGTAATAGAAACCAGAATTTAGGACCCCAAACCAAAGAACTTATTCCGTTTTTTTCCATATACTTTATTGTCTGACATCATTTTGTTAAATTTTACGTTAATAATATAAAGTTTTATTATTACAATTCAATATCGCCAATGAATAATAATTGGAAACATATTGAATTATTTGATACTACGAACACAACGATATTGAGTAATGTTTCACGGTCAAGTAAATGGAGACAACCCGACACTCCACCTAAAAATAGACGTAGGAACAGCATGACACAGCATAATAAAAAACCAACCCTACAAATAAATAAGGATATATGTAATAATTGTGGGAAATTTGGTCATTTGTTTAGACATTGTAAAAATCCTATAGTTAGTTTTGGTTGTGTTATATTTAGAATAAACAATAATGTTCGTGAATATTTAATGATTTGTAGAAAAGACACTCTAGGATATATCGATTTTATTCGTGGGAAGTATGTTTTACAAGATTACGAATATATTACGAATATGTTTAAACAAATGACTAATTTGGAAAAAAAGAGCATTATGGAAAATAATTTTGATACATTATGGTCAAATTTGTGGCAGAATACCCAGACGTCGTCAACATCTTTATATAGGTCAGAAGAAGAAATATCACGCTCAAAGTTTAATAAATTGAAATGTGAAAAGATGCAGATAATTATTGATAATAGTAATAAAGAAGATACTTGGGAAATACCTGAATGGGGATTTCCAAAGGGACGACGTAATTATCTTGAAGGAGAATATGAATGTGCTGTTCGTGAAACCGTCGAAGAAACAGGATTTGTTACAGACCATATGATTAGAATTAAGAATATTCTACCATTCGAAGAGGTATTTATTGGTTCTAATTATAAAAATTATAAACATAAGTATTATTT